AAGCCGCCGATTGCGCCGCTGGCAATTCGTAGATTGAACCAGCACCCATGAAGGCAATACCAGCGCCTAGACCGAAAGCAATAACCCTGGCGAGCCTTTTTGCGAGCCTTTTCACTTTGACTTCTTTGCAACTGGTTTCTTAGCAACTGGTTTTGGCTTGTCTGCGTCAATTAGTTTGAATAGGTCTAAAAGGGTTGCTGTTGAAGCTGCATGAGGAACTGGGGCTTTGGCTGCTGATGCGTGTAAATGTGCGCCTGTGGATGCAGTGCCGGTGTCCCCAATTTTGCCAATAACAGTCTTACCTGCTTCGACAACATCGCCTCGTTTGAACGATGCCTTTTCTTGCAAGTGGTTGTATTCAATGAACACTGAATCTTGCCATGATCGGATGATAATCGAATGCCCAAGTTGCGAGGTTTCGAAGACTTTAGCCACCACTCCGGAACGAATGGCTGTGATTGGTTTACCTGCTGAACCTGTGGTGAATCCCCAGTCTGACCCTCGGTGAGGTTGTGTGCGGTAAGAAGCGAAGTTGCCAAGTTCATCTCGGCGTTCTGCTCCTGCGCCTTTGATTGGTTCATGATAGGTGAAGTCCTTACTCACTAGGCTTGTCCTCTGCTACTGCGTCAGCGATAATCTGAGCTGCGGTTTTCTTGACTGGTTTTGGTGATACTGGTGAAGGGTATGAACCCGATACTGCTGAACCCATTTTTAGACTCCTATAGCGTTCTGAATGATTGAAACGATTGTGCCACCAATAGCACCTGCAAAGCCCATGAATACCCACATCTTTTTTTGTAGGTCGCGGACATCTCTCTCTAATGCTCGGTAAGCTCTAACCTCAGTTTTTACCTCGGCAACATCTTTGACCAGGGTGATTAGTAGATCGCGGTCTGATTGGTCTGCCATTAGTTGACCGGTCTCAAAATTGCGCCACATCCGCCACATTGGGCTGTTGCTGGGCTGTCTTCAAAGTTGTATTCGATACCTGAGTTTGGGCAGGTTGGTTCATCGCATAGAAAGGTTGTCATTACGCTGCCTCGTAAACGAATGTTGCAACATACTGGTCGTTGACTGCTGGAGCAACTGGGATAGTGTTGCTGAATGCGGTAAGGGTTGAGTAGGTTGCGCTTGAGTTATGTGCGCGCATGGTGAATGTGGTGCTTGCAACGATTACTGTTCCGTTATAGATTCCGCCAGTTGCGTCGTTCATGTAGCAAGTGCCAGTATGTGTTGAAGTGCCTGTTACTGGGTTAGATACGCTGATTGTGCCTGATACTGAGGATGTTGAGCCTAGGGTGAGGATGAATCGGACTGCAACGGTTTTGCCTATTTGTGCGTATGCTGCGGATAGTGTGCCATTGCCTAGTGTGATGTTGGTTAGGGTTGGCGTGTATGCAGTCCACCCAGCAACATCGAATGCGCTGTCTAACTGAGACGCTAGAAGCGGTTCACCTGATGTGAAGTCAAAATAAGCCATTTAGAAGCCTTTCCATAGTTCTAAGGATACATCCCAAGTTGTCGGGGTAATTGTTTCTATCATGCGTGTAGTCAAATAAACTTCAGCAAAGAAAATGTTGTCCGTTTCAAACTCGACTAGCACCTTGGCCATAAATGATTTTGTGAGCTGGCGAAATACTAAACGAATCAGTCCGTCGTCGTCTATTGGATTGAAACTAACCGACTTTACTTTGCGAATGTTAGTTTGAAGATTAATTTTGTCAAACCAACTATCTACATAAGTTGAGTTCTGCAACATCAGATCAGTAGTTAGTGCAACTTTGCCATAGAGGTCTGCGCTGTCTGTGTTTCGTGTTGTGTATGTTGCACCTGTTGGAATGAGGTTGACGATGATTTCGTTTGCTGTTTCATCGGTATTTGCTTCAATGACTAAATCAGTCATGCAAACATGTTTCACTGCTGGGTCTGTGCTATGAATGTTAGAAAACGACATAACTAAAGGGCCGTCTTTTTTGGAAACTATCGTGTCGTAGTTATCAATTTCTAGCAATTCTGTCGCTGGTGTTATTGATGCGAAACCCAGTTCGCCGTCTAGAATCTGGTTCAGGACTGTTCCAACTGTGGTGTCTACTGCGCTATAAGCTCCGAACTTTGACCAACCTGGGCTAGTAGAGGATGAACCTGGAAAATGGCCAACCAACACATTTGAAATCTGTTCAAAAGTTTGACCCGCGGCTGATGTGAACCCTGGCAGTGAAGTGTTCACCCAGTCTTGCATTAGGTCTACACATTCAAAGTCAATGGTGTTGTTTCCAAGAAAATCGTAACTGACACTATAACTTTTGATTTTGCCAATAAATCGGTTGAACCATAATGTCCGGTCTGGGTCGAGTCCAGGTCGGTATTGAATGCGAATTGGTGTTCCAGCATGGATTGCAGGATTTTGTGACGGATCATAAGTTGCAGATTGCATTTGAATTGATGCAGTTGAAGGCACTGATTGCATAAGCAAACCAGAGTTCACATTTGCACCGACACTAATGTTGATGTTATTTACTTCAGCAAGGACATCGACCCAAGTAATTGCACCAGTTGTCGAATCAGCTAGAACATCTGTGCCGTCTAGGACTGATTGGCCAAGAATAAAAACGCCGTTGGCTGGTATGCCGACTTGAACTCTGAAATCGGTTTTAAAGTCGAAAACATTGCCACCCATTAGAGAATGAACTTTCTGCCAGAGCTGTTTTCATAGGATTTTATGTAACGAACTACTTCCTCACCAGTGATTGATGCTTTGTTGATGTTGATAACATACTGATTTCCACCCAAGCCACCAAGTCGGTTTAGTGGAATGATAGCCTCGGCTTGACCTGCTTCACCAACATTGACTGCTGTTCCACCTACACGAGGCATAACAACGCCACCAGTAGCCATTTGAGGCATGTATGAGCGAGGGTCAACAGTGCTTGGGTTTTGTTGTCTGTCAAAATTGGCGCGGACATCCATGTTCATTAGTTGACCGAGTCTGTTCCAGTCACCTGAGAAGAATGCGTCAGCCATGTTGCCCTGGTGTTCAATGTTTGCGCCCAACCATTTGAATAAGTCAACAGTGTCAGCAATCATGCCACCGAGGCCTTCAATGCCTGTCGCAACATTGTCAATAAACTTTGAACCTTCGTCGGTGTTCAACCAATCAGCGAACTCCTGCAAGTAAGGCAACAGTTTAGTTCCAAGTTGTTCCTGCAAGTCAGCCATGTGAACTGAGATTAGGCTCATTGGGTCGTTTTGCGCTGCTGTTTCTGCCATACCTGCATAAGTATCTGCAAGTTCTTTCATCGGGTCTTTAGCCGCTGAGATACCTGGCACGAGCTTGTCAAGTGCTTTGACATTTCCACCATGTGCTTTAGCCAATAGTGTTGAAACAGTTAGCAGGTCTTTTCCTGTTCCAGCCGAAACATCGAAAGCCAAGTTCATTAGATCGTTGGCATCTGTAATGTCTTCAGTTGATGCAACTAACTTGCCGTAGGCTGGGCGGATTTCGTCATCTAGAACACCTGTGGTGTTTTGCCATGCACTGATTTGGTCTTCGACACTGCTGACAACCGCTTCATTTGCGCCAACAGTGTTCTTGAGTGTTTCTGCAAGGATTGCCTGAGCTTTAGCATCCTCACGCGCTGCCGTAGTAGCGTCAACAAGCCCTCTGGTTATAGCAGCGAATGAAAGACCGGCAGCAATACCAGCAAGACTCCGTCTCATGTTGCGAGAGAAGCCACCGACCTTTTTGTTCATCTTCTTCAGGTCGTCGGTAGCGCCTTGAGTAGCACGAGCAAGGTCTTTGAACTCACCAAGGATTTCAACCTTTGCAACTAATGACATTACTTGCGCCTCTCATTCAATACTTCTATAAAAGCCCGATACTCGGTGAGTGTCAGGTTGTTGTATTCGCTAGGGCTGATACCCGTTGCCAATACGAACTCCGCCATGCGTTTAGCCGTTGTTTCGGCTATTCCCCTTTTGGGTTTGTTGTTCCCCTAATTAGCCCATGTGCTTGAGTCATTGTGAACTTAGCAGCATCCGCCATTGTGAAATCTGGTTCTGTTCTCTTTTTGATGATGTAAACAGTGGCAGTTAAGGCTCTGCCTCTTGGTTTACCATTACCCATTAGATCGTCAATCGGAACTCCGGTTAGTTGTTCCCATTCGGCAACCTCTGCAAGAGTCATTTCTTCTGGTTCTGTGTTCTGTTCACTCATTTGATTGGCCCTTCCGGCATTTGGCTATTGATAAGTTTTTCCATTTGCTTGTAATAGTTAGCAAGGATTTCTTTACGGTTATAGCCTAGCGCACGAGCCATAAAGGGCTGAGGTTTAATGTTCTTTTTCTGCCATGTAGCAGCAGTTCCTTTGTGACTTTTAGAAACTTCCGTCCAACCCCAGTGAATCGGATTTGCATAAGGAACTGAGGTTTCATTACCAGCGGAAATTGCTATTTGCCTTGCCGTTGCTTTGATTTTCAAAGTTCTTAAGAGTCTGCCTGTGCGGACTGGGACTAAACGCCTAGCATCTTGGAGAATCTCCTGAGCGGCCTCTCGGTTAGCAGCATTGATTTCTTTTTGAGGTGTGCCAATAATTTTTAGTGATTGATACAGCTCTTTAGTGCCGATAACTTTGAGGCCGCTAGGGGCTTGCATTTTACTAGGCTGAGGTCTTCTTGGTTAGACCGAAGTAAATTGGCGGAGTAGCAGCAGGAGTGTGAACATTGCTCTTGACAGTAAGTTCAACCTGGAACTGTGACACATCGCCAGAAGTCAGGCTCATAGGTGGCAACTGGTCAAAAATTACTGTGCCAGTGTAGTGAGGCAGTGCAGTGGTCGGGGTAGCGTTTCCACCCGGTGCAACAGTGAAAGCAACCTCAGTGCCGTAGTTAGCCCAAAGCAACTGGTAAAGCGAACCAGTGTCGCCTGAAGTGATACCGGTTAGAGCTAGTTTCCATTCCTGACCAGCCTGAACTTCGCAGAAGGTGCGAAGGTCACCTGAACGGTCACCAATGGTTAGTTCAACAACCTGAGCATCGCAAGCGTAATCAG